GCTCTATCATAAATGTGCACAGCCTCAACATCTTTCAACTGCTTAACTATCGATTGCGCAAGCCACCTCAACACAAAAACGTGCCCTGAACAAGCAAGTAAATTTTGTGCCAATGCCTTTATATGCCCCATACGCTTATGTCGACCGATTGTTTTAGGAAGCAGAAAGTATCTTGCGACAACTCTCCCAACCCTCTGAGCTGGCAAGAACAGTTGTTTGACACCACAAACAGGCACCAGATGTGCAGAGCACACCGGCACCAATGGGGCGCCATAACCGTCAAGTCCAACTTGATTCACATCGATCTCATAACCAGCATCAGCGAACACGCTTTTATACTTTTCCTCAATGTCGTAACCACGACGCAAAGGCAAATACACGAAGTTGTCATCACCTTGAACAACCACGGGTAATATCTTAGCAACCTGTTTGCCAAGTGTTTGCCCATACATCATTGTACAACAATCTGACACCGCTGTGCGTGCTATGACGCCAACTGCCAAGGTTGTATTAATAGACGTGTCACCTCTGCCTGATTTCATCGAATCACTGTCCCGTTCCACATACAGCGAGCCATCTGATCTCATCAGTCGGAACTTTGCCCAGCGCATACACTCCCAGACTAACGTTCGTTGAAAACGTCCGTCTGCAGTGTGTAGTGCGCCATTTGGCAAAAGTTCCAACAAAGGATTCGCATTGATGCCCTCTGGTGGGTTTGGTTTACCGATTACTCCGGCGGCGTACAAGTTCAGTTCATGAAAATCAGCAACAGCTGCTGTCGTAGCTGCATCACATCCAGAAATGTCACAACGCACCGCGACAAGTTCAATGTCGTAGTCCGTTAACAAGGATTGCGCAGTTTTTACAGCAGTAAATGCCCGTGTCATGATGTCACCAAGTTCGCGACCATCACCCTCATATTTAATGATCTCCCATCCCAAACCATCCTCGCCTGCCATCAACGGCACTACAGCTTTGGTAAAACTGTAAATGTGTGGGTTGATAACTGCTTTTGCAGCAGCAGGCGGCGCGGAGATAGCTCGTGGTCGAACAATTTTGAGAGGTGCTGAGACTACATGTTTTGGCATTGCTGCGTAAATGTACCGTTCATACTTGACTTGCAAGGTAAATGAAAATGATCTCAG